TGTAAGGAGAAGCCGGCAACTACCGCCGATCATGAGCCTCCTCTTACTGCGTTTCCTGATCCTTCTTTATGGCGTGGTGTGTTGTTGCCTGCTTGTTTGTCTTGTAATTCGTCTAGGGGTGCAAGGTTTGAGAATGCTCGCCGTAAGAAACCTAGGAGGTCGAGAGATTGGTAAATAAATCTAAAATTATTCTTGATCCGGCTTCTTCTATGCGATCTTTTTATTTTGACAAGAAAGATAATCGTGTTCTCTTTGGAGATATACGAGTAAAAGAAACTCATTTATTAACCAACGGTCAAACTATTCATATAGAACCCGATGAGGTTATGGATTTTCGCGCCATTCCTTATCCAGATGAGTTTTTTCAGTGCGTTGTTTTTGACCCACCACACATGTTGAGGTTGTCAGAAAAATCATGGATGAGAAAAAAATATGGCGTACTTGATTCCGAAACTTGGCAAGATGATTTGACGCAAGGTTTTTCTGAATGTTTTAGGGTTTTAAAAAGTAATGGAACTTTAATTTTTAAATGGAATGAAGTTTCTATTCCGTTAAAAGAGATTTTAGCCTTGACACCACATAAGGCGGTATTGGGTCACCCGTCTGGAAAAAGAATGGCAACACACTGGGTTTTATTTATTAAAGATGGGTTGATAGATGAGCGTCTTAACGAAACCTGCTAAGCCTAGATGGGCGACTAAACGAAATATGCGTAGGCCGTCTAAGGGTGAGGCGTTGGCGCGTATTGCTAACCAGATGGGTTATGAGTTGTTTCCTTGGCAGCGCCTGGTTGCTGATGTGGCACTTGAAACGTCTAAGGGTGATTATGTGTATCGCACTATTGGCGTTGGGGTTGGTCGCCAGAATGGTAAAAGTACGCTCATTAGTGCGCGTATTGCGATGGAAGCGTTGGAGGGTAAACGCCGGATTGTTTATACGGCTCAGGATCGTAATATGGCGCGGTTGAAGTGGGAAGAACACGTAGATTTGTTGATGTATTCACCACTTAAAAATACGATTGATCGTGTGGTGCGCGCTAATGGTTCTGAACATTTGGTGTTTAAGAACGGGTCTAATTATGGGATCAGTACCCCGAACCGTAAAGGTGGGCGTGGTCAGTCTAATGATCTAGTTGTTATTGATGAGGCTTTGACGCATGATATGGATATTTTGGCTGCGCTTCAACCAACTTTGGCTACCCGCAAGAATGGTCAGTTGTGGCTTGTGTCTAACGCTGGGGATGAAACGTCTGTGTTGTTAGCTCATTATCGGACTATGGGGCATCAACATATTGATGATAAAACTACTCGCCTTGCGTGGTTTGAGTGGTGTCCTAAAGAGGATGCGTTTGATTATCTTGATCCGAAAGTGTGGGAGCAGGCTATTCCGTCTTTGGGTCAGGAGCATGGGGTGACTATTGAGGCGGTGCGGGAAGCGGCCATGATTTCTGATCCGGCTATGTTTACGCGCGAATGGTTGAATGTGTGGCCTGCCCAGGAATCGGTGCAGGTTGTGCCTACCGATTTGTGGGATCAATTGGAAAATACGTCTTTTACGTTGACTGATCGTATTGTATTGGGTGTTGATATTACGCGTGAACGTCATAAGGCCAGTATTGCGGCTAGTGGTCAGGTGCGTGGGATTACGCCTGTTGAGTTGGTGGAGAATCGTGAGGGTACTTCTTGGTTGATGCCGAGACTTATTGAGTTGGCGGTTAAATGGAGAGCGCCAGTTGTATTGGATGCTGGGTCGGCGGCGGGTACTTTGATTCCGCATTTAGAAAACGCTGGTATTCACGTTATCCCTGTGGGTATGCGGGAGTATGCTAGAGCTTGTGGTGATTTCTATGATGCGGTTATGGCAAGAACCATCACTCATTTAGGTGATCCTTTAATGAGGAACGCTATTCTTGGATCATCTCGCCGCCCATTGGGTGAAGCCTGGGCATGGTCACGCCAGGGTGTTAGTGATGTAACTCCTCTAGTAGCTGCGACACTTGCTAGGTGGGGTGCTGTTTCAACTGTTGAAGAAAAACCTAAACCAAGGAGTCAAGTATTTTGATAGCACTAATTTTAGAAGCACTAGGGGCATTAACTTTAACGATTGCCGCCTGGTATATAAATCCTGCGGTATCATTAGCAGTGGGTGGTATTTCACTAATTCTGTTCGGTATTGCTTTTGAGAAGCCGAAAGAAAGACGGTAATCAATGCTGGGTAATCTCCTCAAACGAGCCTTAGCTCCCCAACCGAATACGTATCAGGGTTCCGGTGGTTGGGCTAATTCAATGGGTCAAGTGGGGAGGTTCGGAGATGGCGGCAACTGGGCTGGAAGTCTTGTTAATGAAGATACTACTCTTGGTGTTCCTGCTCTATGGCGTGGCATTACTCTTATTTCGGATGCAATTGCTGGCCTACCTTTACACGCGTACCGTGATACCACTCTCATAACACCTACACCTAATCTGCTATTACGCCCTAATCCACCAGAGACACGTATAGAAACCATTTCTACTATGGTTTCTACCTTGCTTGTGCATGGTAATTATGTTGCTGTTTTAGGTGATGCCACTTCTAATGGTTATCCTGACGTTTTGTATCCGGTTCACCCTGACCGCGTTTCCGCTCAACGCATTAACGGCCGAATAGTTTACAAGATTGATAATACCCAATATGACCAGTCGGAGATATTTCATATTAAGTTCTTTGCCCGCCCAGGAGATATTTTTGGTCGCGGCGTTTTATCTACTCAGCGTCAGTCACTTAGCACCCAGATTGCTTTACAAGAATACGCCGCTAAGTATTTTGATACTGGCGTAACTCCATCTGGCGTATTGAAATCGTCTAACCCTGACTTGAACCAGGAAGAAGCCGAATTACTCAAAGCTTCTTGGATGCGTACCTATGGACGCAAATCACGGGAGCCGGCAGTATTGAACGCTACTACCGAGTTTCAAGTGCTATCTGATAATGCGCAAGAATCTCAGTTAATTGAATCGCGTACTTTTCACCTGACAGAAGCCGCTAATATGCTTGGCCTTCCTGGCGTATATCTTGGCGCACCCAACTCTTCACGTACCTACTCAAATATCGAGCAGGAAAACTTGCAGCTTGTTCGCTGGACTCTTGCCCCTATCGCTAACCGTATTGAACAAACATTTAGCGACTATATCCCGCGCGGTCAAGTTGCTAGATTTAACTTTGATGGACTTTTACGCGCAGACACTTTGACCCGCTACCAGGCTCACGAAATTGCTTTAACTAACGGATTTATGACAATAGATGAGGTTCGCCAGCATGAATACCGCGATCCTTTAGATAACCCAGAAGATCAACCAGAAGTAATTGGAGAAAACTAATATGGAAACTCGCGCTTTTGAGAACATGGATTTAGAGGTACGTGCTGACGGTGACGGCCGTACCATTTGTGGGATTCTTGTTCCCTATAATGTTGAGCAACGTATCCACGCTAGCCTTACCGAAGTATTCCGTAAAGGCGCTTTCGCTGACGTTATACGCGCCGCCCATAGGGTTAAACTTCTATCAGGTCACGAAACCCGCAAATTTCCTTTAGGCCGCGCGACCATGTTGCGTGAAGAAGAAAACGGGCTTTACGGTGAACTTAAAATAAGCAAAACGCGCGCTGGAGATGAAGCCCTTGAACTTATTAAAGACGGTGCGTTAGATCAGCTCTCTATCGGATTTCAGCCGTTAAAAGATACCCGCCGCAAAGACGGTGTAGTGGAACGCCTTAAAGCTCACCTGGCAGAAGTAAGCCTAGTTACTTTTGGTGCTTACGGTGAACTTGCCGCAGTAAGCGCAGTACGCGACATAGAAGAAACACCTAACATGGCCGCCGCACGTCATATTTTAGAAGCACTAAAAAAGTAACTGGATTTAATCTAGTCACCTAGTACCCGAATCATTAAGGTACAATTACTGTTAGCAGAACTAAAAAACTCACACCCCTAACCAGGGCTGTACGGACACCTCGCTTTAGACGACACCTCCGACGCTGGGTAAGACACCTGAGAATTATCAGACCCTACCTATATTTGGAGATAAAGAATGTCCACTTTCCTTGACTCTCTGCGTACCAAGCGTGAAGAAAAGACTAGCCTTATTGAGGCAATCGTTACCCGCGCCGCAGAAGAAACCCGCGACCTTACAGAGGTTGAACTGACCAACGTTCAAGCCATTGATCTTGAAGTAAAGAAGATTGACGAGCGTATTGAACAAATGGCAGATATTGAAATCCGCAACGCTAAGGCAGCCGATCTTGCCGCTAAAGTTGATGGAACCGAAACCCGCTCAGTAGCACCAGCCCGCGTTACTTACGAAGAGCCTACCTACCATGAGCGCGGTGCTCATCAATTCCTTGCTGACGCTATGGCTGCCGAATTTGGTGGAGCCTATGAAGCTCGTGAGCGCATCAATCGTTACCAAAACGAAGTACGCTTAGAGAAGCGCGATTCTTCTTCTTCTAACTTTGCTGGTCTTGTCGTTCCTCAATACTTGGTGGATCAATTCGCTCCGCTTCGCCGCGCAGGTCGTCCAACGGCTGACCTTGCAACCATGCGCCCACTTCCTGCCTCCGGCATGACCGTAAACCTGGGTCGTCTCACAACTGGCGTAACTACTTACGTTCAATCTTCTGAAAACACTCCAGCAACGGAATCAAGTCCAGACGATACTCTCTTGACGGTAAACGTTCGCACCATTGGTTCCATGTTTGACCTTTCCAAGCAGGCCGTTCTTCGCGGTACTGGCGTGGAAGATCAAGTTATTGGTGATGCGATTCGCTCATACCACACCAAGCTTGACTCTATGATTATCAACGGTGACGGCACTTCTGGCGATCATCTTGGTATCCTCTCAACCACTGGCATTAACGCCACCACCTATACGGATGCAACCCCAACGTTTGCCGAGTTCTGGCCTAAGTTGGTTGCCGCGATCACAGACGTAACCAGCAACTTCTACGGTTCCGCTAACGCGATCGTTGCTCACCCATCCCTTATCGGTTGCTGGCTTCGTGCGCTTGATTCCTCTAACCGTCCATTGGTAGTGCCAACCGCTGGTAACCCAGTAAACGCGCCAGGATCATACGACCGCCCAGCCTATAACTCGAACCTTCAACTTCTTGGGCTTCCAGTTATTGCTGATGCCAATATGCCAACCAACCTTGGTGCAGGCACAAATCAAACAGCGGTAATCGTTGGTGACTTCAACGAGGCTTACCTTTGGGAAGATGCTGGTTCGCAACCACTTTACGTGCGTTTCGAGCAACCAGACGGCAACGTAGCAATCCGCACCGTTGTCTTTGGCTTTTCAGCATTCACCGCTGGCAAGTACCCTGCCGCATTCTCAGCCATCACCGGAACTGGTCTTATCACCAGCAACTGGGCATAACTGAAATAAAGGAGACACCAGGGGAGCCGGATACCCTTCCGTCCGGCTTCCCTGGCTCACACACCATGACCCCTAGTCAAATAATTCAGAGCCTTCTCAAAGAACGTGAAGGCTATGTCGTGCGGAACCTACCTATTCGGGTTGCCGCCGTAGATGAAGCGTTAAAAGTTGCTGGATATGTTGCGCCAAGTGTGCCACGCCAAGTGACAGAAGAAACGCCTAAGCCGACTATTTACAAGGCGAAGAAGAAAGGCTAGGGGTCATGGCTATTTCTAACGGTTATGCCACACTCACAGAAGTTAAAACTTTTCTGGGTATTACAGACAGCGTAGATGACACGCTCCTTGAAGGCATGGTGGAAGCCGCCAGTCGGTCTATTGATCGCATGGCTAACCGTAGATTTTATTTAGACGCTACCGCCACGGCTCGACTTTATCGAGCTAATGACGCACTCCAATTATTTGTAGATGACATTGGTTCCGCTACCGGACTTGCCGTAGCTCTTGATTCAGACGGTAACGGTAGTTACGACACCACACTTACACTTAATACGGATTACATTCTTGACCCTATTACTGCGCCTAGCCTTAACCGCCCTTGGAACGTAGTTACTATCGTATCTGCTTCTTCGGCTTTTCCAGCACCATTAAACTATCGTCCAGGCGTACAAGTTACCGCTAAATGGGGTTGGCCGTCCGTACCGGATGACATTAACCAGGCTTGCATGATCCTTACCGCTGATTTGTACAAGCGTAAAGATGCGCCTGGCGGCATTATTGGTCTTGGTGATCTGGGCGCTATTCGCATGAGTCCAGTTGGTCGAGACATTACTCAAATGGTACGCGCATATAGGCGTGAGGTTCTTGCATGAATCCTAGTACCGTAAGAGACGGACTGAAAGCCAATTTAACCAGCATTAGCGGTTTACGTTGCTATGACACCATTCCAGAATCAGTAAACGTACCCGCCGCCATAGTAGGTCAATTAAGTTTATTTTTTGATAATGCAGCTCAACGCGGATTAGATCGAGCAACAGTAGAAATCTATGCAATCGTTTCCAGAATGTCCGAACGATCAGGACAAGACAAGTTAGACGGACTATTAACTGGTACTGGCGCAGGTTCCATTAAAGCAGCCATTGAATCAAATAAAACCCTTTCAGGTGCAGCTTCAACCGTCAGAGTTACCCAGGCTATTCCAGGTCAAATAACGGTAGGCGCTATTGAATACCTGGGATACAACTACTCAGTAGAAATATACGGATAGGAATAAACATGGATTACAAAGTACTTAGCGAACTCG